TAACACCATGGCAGCATCTGGTTCTTTTGGTTGTTCCTGTACCTGCTTTAAGAAAGCTGCTTCTTCAGATGTTTGAGGTTTTCTAATACCCATTACCATTAATTGTTTATTTACATAATCTCTGATATCATCAAACTCAACACCATCTGTGAGAGCTAATATTTTAAGTTGAAGAGCTTTTCTTACTGGATCAGCAGGGTCCATTTGCATCATCAACATTTCTAATCTATCAATTGTTTGTTCTTTCTGACTAGAATAATCAGGACCTATTTTGGAATAAACCTCAAACTCAGCTCTTCTTAAATCATTAATAGTGACTATATTACCAGTCTGTCCATCTATTTTGGTATCCATTACTTGAGTTTCTTTTCTGGTACCATCAGATAACTCAACTTGAACTTTTCTCGGTGTATCTATAACTTCAGAAGCTATAGAAATCCAAACTTCACCATCCCTGCGTTTTGCATGTTTCATGTGAATTTGGAATCTCATTGATTGACGTTCAATTCTAGCTTCCAATTTCTGAACAGCTTTACCAGAAATGTCAGGTTCGGCAACTTTATCAGGAACTCCCGGATTAGCTACATCAGTAACAGCTTCTCTAGTTTGAGACAATACCAAAGGAAGAGCAGTAGGCATTTGTTGTTCAGGCATAGCACCTATTGGCTGAGGTGGTAATTCTTCACCATCTGCTGTTTTTCTATTTGCAAGTAAATACGGATATGCATTATCTATTCCACTTTCTGAGTACATATCCTCAAAACCTTGAATTTGTTCCGGCCAGAATATTGGCTTCTGCCTCGGTGATCTTGATAGTATATCACCTATATAGGAAAATGCAAAATTCCTTAAACGTTGTGGATCTTTTGCTAATCTTGTTATACCTTCCCAGTACTCTTCTCCCTCGACAACAGCATGTTCTCCATAGCTTGGAATTACTGGAATATATTGGCCTGCTATTCTTTCTTCCTTAATTATTTTAGCACCAGAAGCTACATATCTGGTTATAATATTTCTTTTTATTTTTCTTTCAGATACTATTGAATAACCAGCATCAAGAAATTCATCCATCACATCTTTTAAATTTAATTCATATAACTCGTGAGTTTCACCAAAAGGATCTTCCAATGTGATAATAGTATCAGTAATTTCTTCAACATGATAGAAACTTGTTACATAGATTTGTTTACCATGTCCACCTACCCACGGAAAGGTGTAAGAATGTTCAGGATGCTTAAAAGAACTAGTATCTATATGATCAAGTTCTTCATCAGTAAGATCTTTTACTAATTTCTTATAACCCTCTTCTGTATAAGCTGTCAAAACAGAACAATATACTGCATCTGATTTATCTAAGAGTTTTGAGTTTGGATCCCAAAATACAGTATTATTGGCTTCATAAATTGGTTTGCGAAGAATAACTTGTTTATCATTGTTGATGTTTTTACTTTCATATTTTGTGTATAATAACCAAGCACCAACACCGCCAACAATAGTTTCTGTTTCAGCATTTTCAAATGCTTCTATAGAAGTATTCTTTTGAAGTCCTGCTCTATACAGTCCATCTGCAAGTTCTGCTGAATCAGTTCGTGTTTCATTTATAGGTACAAAATCCACTTGAACAGGATTTGAAGCTAAGTCAGATTGAATTTGTCTGCCAGCTTTTCGTAATATATTAAATTCACCACGGTATGTTAATTGTGATGACTGAAGAATATCATCATCCCACTGTGTTATCCAATAGAATACAGCATCATTCGAAGATCTTTCTCTTGGAATTTGATTAGCCATAAAAGCTTTATCATGCATCCTTTTTAACTGTGTTAAATCAAGAGGCATATCTTATCTTACTCCTATATTGTCGTTGTTTTTGATCCTTATATGTTGAACCAATAATTCTAATCGGTGTAGGTCGTTGTGCTGTTCCTATATTTATCATTTTTGGGACTTTCCACAGCATTTTAACAGAATCAGCTAGATTTGGAGAATCAATTTTAAACTTACTTTTCATGATTGGTTTAGAGTATAAGTCCAACATTCCATTTGCATTAAATTTCACAGGCAGTCTACATAATTCTGATCTAAGTTTTGAAAGTTCTTTTATACCAGAAGAAAAAGATATTAAAGTTTCCGGATCATGATATACCCCTTTAACTACTGCTTCATAAGTTCGGTAAATCCTGTTTCTAAGTTCAAAATACTTCTGAACTCTCAAATTTTTAAAAACCTCTTTATTCTTTTTCTGACTATGTACAGAAGATATATTTACTCTCTCAGCATTAATAGGTTCATATATTGATTCAGGAAACTCAGGTTTCTGAGACCCCTTATACTGTTCTAATCTTACAGGTTTTCCACCAAACGCCTGACTAACTTGCCTATTTAAACCGATTCCCACTCCATCACAATCCCACACAAACCCATCCGATTGATTCTGGATAGCAAGGCTGGTTGCCCAATCACATCCTTCATTAATATCCCCCGTTACCATTTCTTCAACTTGCAAAACAACAGAACCATGTCTAAAGGCATAACCTTTTTCATCAACTCCTTCATCCGAGGGATCATGAGCAGACATTCGTATACCAAGAGGACTGAAACCTAATTTTATATGGGCATCAACACAAGCGTCAAACCAAAGAGCACTTATTAAAGCATTTTCTACTGAATCATTATAAGCACCTTCCCAGATATGATCATAAAGAGCTCTTGGAAGAGCTTTATAGTCATTCTGTCTTTCAGCTTCAAGTTCAGCAGGAAACCATGGATTATCATTATAATTAACTTTTACAATATAATGTAAGTCATCTTCATAAAATCCGTATTTATCCAGTTCTCGTTGATACGGGACAATGAATCGTTGGGAAAAAGGGTCAGCTTTACTCATTGGATTGGCCGAAATCCACAGCTCAGAATTTTCCTCCCGGAGGGTAGGAGTAAGAATCTGTAAGCTACTTTCAGAGATGAACTGACCCTCTTCCAACCAGAAGTACTTGAAGCCAAACATTGATTTGATAGCTTCAATAGATCGCGCTAGTCCCCTAAAACGAAATCCTCCCCCATCTTTGCGTTCAATTTTATTATTGTAATTTTTAAAACCAGGGATTTTAAGTCTCTTAATCTCTGATTTAAGTAATGCAAAAACACTTTCCTCAATTGAATTTTGATACTCACGTAAACAGCCTACCAGTGCTCCTTCAACTTGAGATTTTTGAGCAAGCATACCAGCAATGGTCATTGATTTAGCACCACCTCTGCCACCATAAGCAACTTTATATCGCTTAGGCTTGGATATGAATGTAGCTAATTTTTCTGGTACTTGTAACTGTAAGGCCATTATTCTTTATCTTTCTCTTTTTCTTCGGTTGTATGAATAATTTTAACTTCCCAAGTTTTATCACTATCTCCTTCTTCTATATCATCAGGATTCAGCATTGGATTTTGATCTATTAAATTTGTTAGAACATCCACCAAGTTCTTTAGTACATTTGCTGATCCTTTATCATTTTCTTTGAGGTTAGAAGCAATGGAAATAGCTTTATAAAGGAGTATGGTTTCTAATTCTATAAACTTAGGACCGAGATATTTTTGTTTGAGGATTGAGAAGGCTTGAGTTTGACTTACTGTTTGTTTGCTTAATTTAGTTAGAACATCATCAATAGACTTAATCTCATCTATACCTGTTAAATCACCTTGTTCCAAAGAAATTTGTTTCCAGTTCTTTGCATTGTAGTTTAAAACAGCGGTTGAAATGTGGTATTCATTAGCTAAACTTTCTAAGGAAAACCCTAAGAATTCGTATTTGAATTGTACCAAATCCCAATTTATATCTTGCATAATCGTTCATTTCCTTTCATAATCGTCTATCTTTATTATAGCATAGTTTGTTAACTTTGTAAACAATAAAATGAGTCCGGGTTGAAAATAAGTCTGGAATCAATTCAGTAGTGCTGGATCATCAAAAATAGCAAAATATTTTCGGTTGACCTAATTTTAATTATACAATTGCAAATCCAAAAGGCGCATAGGCCCCCCAAAAGAAAACTTGAACTGAACTCGAATCAAACTCAAACTCAAGTAGTTTCAGCTGAAACTATATCAACAGCAACTATATCAACAGCAACTATATCAACAGCAACTATATCAATAGTAATTATATCAATAGTAATTATATCAATAGTAATTATATCAATAGTAATTATATCAATAGTAACTATATCAATAACAATTATATCAATAATAATTATATCAATAATAATTATATTAGTAGTACCACAATGTAGTAGTCAATATATTATACCACAATGTAGTAGTCAATATATTATACCACAATGTAGTAGTCAATATATTATACCACAATGTAGTAGTCAATATATTATACCACAATGTAGTAGTATATTAATAGTACCACAATGTAGTAGTTATTAATATATTATATTACATTGTGGTATATGTAATAAACTACATAATTATATATAAGCTATTGATTTTATTATATAAAATTAAGAGGTAAACTACATAAAACTAGGAGATAAACCTCCTAGTTTATATACCACAATGTAGTACATCTATATACCACAATGTAGTACACCACAAAATGGTATACAATTTATGTAATAAAATCAATAGCTTAGAACTATTTTTAATTATTTTCACAAAAATGAAAAGTTGGCACAAAAACTGCATATATAATATATAGATTAACAATTAAGTTAATCAAAAATTTTGGAGGTGACAAAATGAAAAAGATGACAAGAGAAGAAATGGTAGAAAAGATTGAAAGTCAAGAACAATTAATTCTTGATCTTCAAACTAGACTTGAAAATTCAAGAAATGGAACTCAAAGAAAAGCTCAAGTTCTTGAAATTTTGAGAAATCATTCTGCAATATCAATTGTTGATATTGCAAAGCAATTGGATATTACGGCGAAGAATGTAAGTTCTCAACTCACTTATTTGAGAACTGATGGTTACAAAGTTTTTACTGATAATCATGGTAAAAAAGTTCTTATGGATTATTAAGTGACTTAATCAAAAAAGGTGTCACAATGTGGCACCTTTTTTATTTCCCTATTTCCAGCAATGCCATTCCCACAACAATCCCAAAAGAATACTTTATAACCATTATAGTTCCAGCATCATTGACTCGATCTTCATGTTGAAATCACACTGAATAAAATGATTATGAACTGTTGATGCTGGATGGACTGGCTAAATCATGCATGCAAATCCAGCAAGATTGAATGGTTTCAATACCAAAGAAGAGTTCAAATCGGCTCGGGTTTCCTGTCACTACCCCATTCATCCATCATTTTATTAATTTATATAGTTATATTAAGTACTTATATATATTATTTAGTAAAGAGTAGAATATATATAAAAATTAATAAATTAAATGGCTTTTTTATTGCCACCAGCATAATACATATACTATATATATTTTTTTTTTTAAACTATTCTCACTCTCACTCAAAACACATATATTGGCCCACAGAACACAGTGTAAGTACTTGATTTTATTAAGTAAAATGAAAAATGAAAATCATTATTTTTTACTTGCCACCTTCACTCACTTCACTCATTTTTGCCATATTTTTTGACACAAATTGACTCAGCCCAGCCATCCCCAATGAAATTAAAAATTTAGTTTTTCGTGCAATTTTATCCAGCACCAACATTGAAACCCAGCTCATTTTTTCCACTCAAAACGACACCTAAAGAATATAAACGTTACGTAAGGGTTTCCAGCTTAACCACACTATTTTGTGCAAAGAACTCAGCCTCATCAAATGACCCAGTTTTCATAAAACGATAGAATTTCCACTCTTACGACCTTAAACGACCCAGAATAATCCCTCGCAATAAACCCAGCCCTATCAGGTCATTTTATAACATACTCATACCTCGTATAATTATATTTTAGCTATTTCTAATATTACGCGCATCTTTTTGGTGCAGTTTTTGCTATAATATAAAAATAATGAGAGTGGAATTTAATCTAAAATAAGGAGGCAATACTATGAAAGTATTTAGAACACAAAGATTGGAAAATACTTGTCAAATAATATTTGACATGGAAGTAACCATTGGTCTATTTTGGTGCTTCTCAGTTAGAGATGAGTTTAGGCATATGTGGGAATAAGCCCAAAAAGATAATATTGCAACTAACTCCTAACCAAGAAAGGAAACAAAACATGTGGAAATCAACTAATCTTCAAACAGGAGAAGTAAAGCATGGAACTTGGGATGAGCTTTGTGATCTTGATAAAAGGCAATGGAAATTGTCTCGAGATACTCTTAAAAGTCATTCTGAAACTCAAGAAAACCTTATTACAAGAGTACGAGCAACAACTTTCTCATTTAGTTATGGAAGAGTTATTACTGCATTATTTCCCTTAACTAGTAACAAACAGCTTGTATCCAGAAAGGAGGTGCAATGTGGCAAAGAAAGTGCATTTTATAGGTAAAAATGGCAAAGGTTTATGTGGTATTAAA